AGAATAATGCGCGGGCGTGTAAGTTCGTCTTGTAGATTACAGGCCATGCACCGAGCATCTACAGCATCTACATCATCCATTTCATAGATAGTATGCGGCGTCCCAGCTGTTAATGCAGCCAATTCAAATGCTTTGCTATGCTTCTCGCATAACACCATTGTGTTTTGTTCTACTGAACATATAAACTTTTTCTCTAACATTTCTATTCCTTAATTACTGCTGAATGTCTTCTTCCAAGCAGGCTTTGCTGTATCATCTTTACGTATGTATCTATCTCTTTGACTTGCCATACGTTGTGCTGGTGTTCTGTTATCCCAGGGTTCAGCTAATCCATTCAGACAACCCAGCACTGCATAACGACATGAGTCAATTGTGTCATCTGGATCTGAGAACTTGCCATGTTCATTCACATAGTAGTTCTGTGCATCACTTAGAAACTGTGTGCAGTTCTCATTGATCATCAATGAACCAACTTCCAGCATCTGACGCATCTGGTTAATACCATAGTTCTTATGGTTAGTGACACGTCCTTCTGAATCTGGTGGGTTCATAATTGCTTTGTGATACACATTGAGTTCATAGCTTTCAAATAGTTCACGAATACTACTTGCACTCATTGTATAACGACCTTGTGTATTAGCATCAGCTGGTAATACAATAGGCGTGCCAAATACTTCTGGTCTCAACAAGTGGTTGATGTATTGAGTAGGAACTGCTTCTTCAATACCTTGCACTATAATCTGCTTGTGCAAATATGCAGTGCGTTCATGTGGTTCCCAATACATTAGACTAATAACAGTTTTGTCGTTAACTAACCCCAAGTCCAGTGCAATGATGCGCTGTATACTTGGCATGCGTTGAAAGTCAAACTCACCAGTCTTATATGTAGGCCAATTTGTAATCTGAAATACTGCTCCTTTACCCATAACTGGCTTACCAGCAATACGTGCTTCACGTTCATGTGGCAAGTAGTCGCGTTCTAATTGACGACGTGTTGCATTTAATAGGAATGCTTCGCCCCAAGGATCATACTCCGGACAATCATCCCAACTTACGCGAATAAACTCATAGCCTTCTTGTTTGTTCCAAAACTTACTTACTAATCCATTCAATCCTTTTAGTGGAGTAAATGAACACAAGACTTTACCTTGTGTAGTAGCAGTTCGGGTTACGATCTCTGAGAAGAAGTCATCTGGTGGCTGCTCATCAAATACTGCAAGGTTCAATTTGAAACCCTGTAGCTGACGAACTTCCTGCGTGTAATTTGCAAATAACAGATAACTGTTGGCTCCTGATTTATGTTTAATCTCTACACCAATACAGTTAGCGCCATCATTGCGCATTGTATCAACAACAATACAATCACGAGGAATAGCACCAGTGCCAAGATTGTCTACAATCTTAACGTCCTGGGTGCCCAGCAATTCATTCTGTAGAACTAATGCAACCTGTGCCCAACCCTCACCTGCTACCATGCAAGTGATGGGCTTATTATAACGATAACCATTCCACCATTCAGGATAGATACCTGTTAAGTGACAAGCAGTTTCATAACATGTAGATACAGTCTTTCCAATACGGTTTGCAGCCAGAATGCCACGACGTTCATTCACAGGATTGTTACCAGTTGCAAAGAATCTGAGTTGATGTTCAAATGGTCTAAAGTATTTTAACTGATTAAACTTCATGTCCTCAGCAATATCAATTGCAAGATCTTGCAGTTGTGCTTTTAATGGACCTGGTATCGTTATTAAACTTTCAATAGTCAAGTCATGCTGATCAACAACATAACGCACGGCACGAGCCATCAGCGTTTCTGTTCCAATCATATTATCTCTGAAATTCTATTAAGGTAGAAATAAAGTGTTCTAAGTCAATGTCATCAAGAGTAATTTCAAAATGACTTATGCCTAAATCTTTATCAGTCCTTGTAAATTTGACATATAAATCTGTGCCATACCAATCCCCTGTAATTTCTACACTGGAACTTTCATGTTTAGTTAAGTTCATGCTGCGTCCTCTGTTGGATATTCTCTATTAATCTTAGTAAGCGAATACAATGCTGTGCTTAAACTTTCAATCTCGTGAGCATTGCAATTCCATGTTGCAGGATCTGCAAGATCAGTTGGCTTACGTGTAAGGATAGCTTGTAAACGTTCAGCAGTTAAACGCATACAATGTTCTACTTGACCAGGGAAGCGACTTTTAAATGCTTCTCTGTGTGCATGATTGACTTTCTGCATTATCAGAGTGTCACGAATGACACGTTCCTGATGTGCTTGATCAATCATCGCATTACGGATGATTGGATCAGTCATATTACTTTAAATCCCATGGGTTGTTTGCAACTGAATCATTAAGCGTAACGAATTCACGATCAACCCAGGTCTCCCAGAAGTTGCTTTTGTTAACTTTGAATGTCTGCATCATTGCACGTAAGCGTCGGCCTTGTGGAGTTAGTGTTCCATCTTCGCGCATAACAACTTGCTCACCAGTGCGTGGATCAACCCACTTAATAACTTCAGGACGTGTGCGACCAAACTTGTCAATCTTCTCACCGTATGGACGTTGTTCAAGTGGTCCCAGGATCTCATAACTGATCATACCATTTTTGTATTTCTTAAACATCATATGCACTTTTTTATCTTGTGCTCTGGATTCAGCATCAGGATGAGGAACAACTGGACTATAGAAACTATTTTGCACATCACTATGTGGTGGCAATGCTGTGCTACGTTCAGGCACTGGTTTCATAGGATCAATTGGCACCATCTCAGTGCGGTCAATGTATGGATTAGATGTGCCAGTATACTTTGGTTCAATTTCAACACCGTTAAGTGCGTCCATTGCAACCTGATACTTTAACTTGTTAGCACGACCTTTAAGTGTCAATACAATGCCAGTCTCATCATAAACGAAACGTTCAAGTTCAGTTGCTGTTGGGAAGTCTGTCATTAAACCATCAATATCATATTCACCTGCATTGATAGCAATAGGAGCGGCTGGCTTAGCCACGTCAAGAATTTCATCTGCAATCTTTTTAGATTTAGATGCTCGAGTTGCGGGAGCTGGAGTTGGTTCTGCGGGAGCTGATTCGTCCCATGGGCTGGCGTCTGTAGACGTGGATTTATTCATTGCGTTGTTTTCCTTTACTATGCAAAAACAAGGGGAGTCTGTCCCCTTGTTGTATTTCTATTTAGCGACGAGCAGTGAGACCTGTTGTATAAGTTCTGCCAGTGGGCTTTGCAACAACTGGTCTTGCATTACCTACAGCAGGCTTATTAATAACGGGGCCACGTATTGGTTGTGCAACTGGCTTAGGCATTGGTTGTGCAGTTCTAACGCCTGGGGCATTAGGAGGAGCAAAACGATTTACTGGAGCTGCTTGCATAGGCTGAGCCATTTGTGGTGCAGCACCATAACCTTGTGCAGGCATACCGAATCCCATTTGTGGGCCTGGTTGCTGTTGTGGCATTCCGCCTGCTGGCATATATGGTTGCGGTTGTGGTTGTCCCTGAACACCCTGATTGATTATTTGACCAATCTGTGATAAGTCCATACCGCCTGCTTTGCCGCCGCCTTGTCCTGCTGTGGGCATTGGCATTGCACCTGGATTCTGAAATCCTCCTGGTCCAGGATCTTGATTTAATACACCTGGGGGCATACCAAATCCCTGTTGTGGACCTGATGGCATCTGCATTGGCATGCCAGTAGCAGGATCTATAGTGGGATCATAGCCTTGAGCAGGCATACCAAATCCCATTTGTGGGGCTGATTGGCTTTGGATAGGACTCTGACCTAAGCCAGCTTGTCCTATCTGACTACCAATGCCAGAGTTCATTGCCATTCCCATGACTATTACTTCTTATACTTGGCAGGCAACTTGCTGCCATCAGCAGTAGAGTTCTTTTTAGGACCTGTGTTGCTGTGTAAGCCTTCAAGAGCTGGGTTAACAGAACTACGAGTTCCATTTCCACGCATCTCTAATGCATCTGTGATTACTTTGGCAATAGTAGCACGTTCGCTACCAGTAGTTGATTTCTCAGACATAAACGTTGAACGTTTGTCACCAGTTGCTACGTTACCAGTTGTAGGTCCGCGCTTTTGGTTAATGTCTTTGTTGCCTTGTGGGTTAGTTGAAGCCATGATTATTCATTTCCTTTTGTTGGGCCACGGCCCTTATTGATTTTGTCAGCATTGCCAAATGATGGTAAAGCTGTAGTGCCACCAGGAGTGCGAACTTGAGCACTGCCAGTAAACATATCTTTGCCTGGTGCAAATTTTGGTAATGCACGAGCACTTGGATATGTGCTGTCTTTGTCTGATACATTACCAACTGTAGGGCCACGGCCTTTGTTGATCAATGCACCATCATTACATGTGCCAGTGTGCTGATTCTTAGCAAGTTTATCTGCGCTACGTGAGTAGCCTTCGCTTGAAGTGCCTGTTGCGGCATTAAATCCAGTTGATTTCATTTTATTTTCCTTTTGTTTTCTTTGCCGCAGCCTTCTTGGTTGCATAAGCAATAGCCACAGCCTGCTTTGGCGGCTTACCTGCTTTAATCTCAGTTGCTACATTCTTTTTGAATGCTTTCTTGCTTGGTGATTTACTTAATGGCATAATGTTATTTATTCCGGCTTTACGCCAACTAACTTTGCAAGTGCTTCTGCAAAGGCTGCTTGTTTCTGAGCGATAGCGTCTGCGCTATCTGTAATTTCAATTTTGGCAATACTTGTCATAACTTTACTTAGGATCAAGTTATGATACTTCAATGTTAAGTTAGTGTCTTGTCCTACTCTGGCCAGGAGGAAATCCTCTACCAGCAATTCTTCGTAGTCACGTCCACCTGTTTGTCTATCCAATGTTTCCAGCAAT